GAAAAAATTGAAATTTTAAATTCACTTAAAGATAAAAGTATTAATAACTAATACCACCTTTTAAAACAAATGAATACTATTCTTAGTCAACAAAAATTATCTAAATCTGAATGGGATTCAGTCGAAATTCCAGTATCCCCGGATGAATTAGCAATATTAAAATTAATAACTTCTGGTTACACCGATGTAAATATCAGAACAAACAAGACAAATTCTATATTTAGCTTTTTGAAAATAGAATACAGTCAGCAGATGGAAGATTTCCTTTATAACAAATACTTTTCCACCAGAATAAATACACTATTAGAAAGAAATAACATCAGTTATGTTACCTTCAGCAATGACAGTAATAAATATCGCGCGAAAAAGGAAGAAGTATCAGGGTCATCGTCTGACGAAGAAAAAGAAAAAGAAAAAGAAGGCCGAAGAAGACAAGATACCGATGGCAACTTTCTTTGCCAAGTCAAGATTTGCGCGCTAATAAAACTCAAGAGCGCTGACCAAATCCGCATTGGACGATTTGAAGCGATTAATGAAAGCACTACAGAGATTTATGAATTTATTCTAGTCAAGCATCTGGAGCACATGCTAAATTATAAAACGGCCAATAATAAATTGTGGATATTTAACTATTACACACTTGTCAATTTGATGCAGAATAACATCGATAAAGTCAATTGCTATATTAAACAAATCATCAACGCCGTCCTAGAAAATATAGAAAAAGAAGTCGAACTTTTAGAAATCGTTAAAAATGCTTACGAATACATCGAGCGCAACTCTAGCTTGTTAAAGTATAGTGACATGCAGCTATACGCTCATCAAAAAGAAATCTACTCTGTTTGTAAAATGTTGTGCCCGAAATTAGTGCTCTACATTGCTCCTACTGGCACTGGTAAAACGCTTACCCCTCTAGGTCTATCTGAAACCCATAAAATCATCTTCGTATGCGCTGCTAGACATGTCGGTGTCGCATTGGCAAGGTCCGCTATTTCGATAGGCAAGCGAATCGCATTCGCATTTGGATGCTCTTCGGCTGACGATATTCGGCTTCATTATTTCGCAGCGAAAGAATACACTAGAGATAAGCGCAGCGGCTCAATTAGAAAAGTGGATAACTCAGTCGGTGACAAAGTGGAAATCATAATTTGCGATATTAGGTCTTATTTGTGCGCAATGTATTACATGCTGTCATTCAATAGAGCGCAACACATTATTACTTACTGGGATGAGCCAACAATCACAATGGACTATGTAGAGCACGACTTACACAAGATTATCAAGAAAAATTGGAAGGAAAACATCATACCTAATGTAGTATTGTCGTCGGCGACACTGCCTAAAGCACACGAGATTGGAGAAACAATTCGAGATTTCGAACACAAGTTCGCGGATAGCGTATTTTACAATGAACTAGAAGATGGGTTCGAATCAGTTGTCAAGCAGCCCAGAGTATTCAACATCTCGAGCCACGATTGCCGCAAAACTATTCCTATTTTGAATAATAATGGATACACTGTGATGCCGCACTATATTAGCAGTGACTATGAAACGGTTATTGAAACAGTTCATCATTGCGAAGAAAACTTGACACTGCTCCGATATTTCGACTTGACGGAAGCCTCTCGGTTTATTACGCATATTGAAAAATTCAATTTGGCCAGAGCTTCCGCGAAATTTAGCAGAAACTTTCTTACAGCATCCGATATTACAATGCAGTCTATTAAAATGTATTATCTCAAAATCTTGAAGAATATTATTCCTGAAAAATGGCAGCAAGTTCACACCTTCTTCGCGGAGACTAGAACCAAGAAGATTCAGCCAAATGACGCCATTGATTCCAAGGGAAACAAAATTACCAAGGCGGTCAGTTTAGGATCAAGAACTGGCTTGAAACAAGGAGCGGTCATTGAAAGAACAACTAGTTTACAAGTTCCTAGAGAACCAGCATCAGCATCAGCGACAGCATCAGCAACAGCATCAGCAACAGCAACAGCATCAGCAACAGCGACAGCAACAGCGACAGCAACAGCGACAGCAACAGGCAGTTGTGCTATATATGTGACTACCAAAGACGCATACACGCTCACAGATGGACCTACCATCTTCTTGGCGAAAGATGTCACAAAGATCGCAAAGTTTTGTATTCAGCAAGCAAATATACCGGCCAGCGTCATGAAAGACATACAAGATAAAATCGATTTTAATAATGAAATATCTAAACAAATCGCGGCAATCGAAGCGGAACTAGAAAACTTACAGGAACAAATGGGTAAAGGATCTGGGGCTAGTGGAGACAAAACAAAAAAAGATAGCAAAAAGAAAGAACGCGTTGCCGGAGAAATGATAGATAAATCAAAAGACAAGGAAATTATAAAATCGAAGGAGCAACTAACAATTCTGTCACAAATGATTAAAAGCGCGACGCTTCATGATATGTTTGTTCCAAATCGCTCATATCACAAAGAAAAATGGGCGGCTAATATAGATGCGTCAAATTCATTCACTAGCAATGTAAACGAAGACGATGTTGATGCGATCATGTCTCTAAACAATGTGGATGACAGTTGGAAAGTCTTGTTATTGCTTGGTATCGGAGTATTTGCGAACCATAATAGCATCGCATATACGGAAATTATGAAAAAATTGGCCGATTCTCAAAGACTCTTTATGACTATTGCGGACAGCGATTATGTTTACGGAACCAATTATCAGTTCTGTCACGGATATTTGAGCAAGGACTTGGGGCTAACTCAGGAAAAGATTATTCAAGCTCTTGGGCGCATTGGGCGAAATAATATTCAGCAAGAATACAGCGCTCGATTCAGAGATGACGAGCAAATTGCGACATTGTTTACAAGATTCGAGTCAACTGCGAAACCGGAGGTAATAAATATGAACATACTGTTTAATTCAAGAAATGTGAAATGGAATGGAGAAGAATTTGAAGAAATCAATAATGAAGTTGACGATGAACTACATGAGTTTGCTGAGGATGATTCTGAGAATGAAAACTAATTATTAAATTTAAAATCAACCAATATAAAAATATTTTAAATAATAAATTAAATTGTTAAATTATTATTTTTTATGATTATTTATTCATTGCAATACTATATTTTTCAATAGCATCTTTATAATATGTGTAATCTTCTATAGACATTTCGAATTGATAAAAAGGCATTATATTTTGACTAATATTTCGTTTAATATTTTTAACAATATCAACTGTTAAATTATTGTAATTTTTATAACCATGTCGTCTATCATTTAAAAAATCTAATATTACAGTAGGTTTTTCATTTTTAATTAATTTATCAACTACAATAAATATTTCATCTAAAGCAATTTTACGTTTGGCAATATTACGTTCTTCTTGTGTAGTTTTATCTTTAACCACCTTTTCTTCTGTTCTACAAATAATATTTCCACATTTTATTCTTGTTACATTATGTCTTGATAATTGTAATAAATCTTGTATCTCCATATTTGGTTTACCCTCTTTAATGAGTTTTCTTACTTCTAATATAGTTTCATCACTAACTCCTCCTTTTGCGTCTCGGATTGAATCAGACATTTTTTTCTTATGTTCTTCCGAAAATTCTTTACCATAATTATGATTACTAGATCCTGTCATTTTTTCAGATTTTTCCTTATAAACTTGTTTTAATGATATTTCCCTACAAACTAATTCTTTTTATTTTTTAAATCTATAATTTCTTGAAATCCTTGTTTTCCTATTTCATTCTGATTTAAATCAGTAAAATGTTCTATTTTGTGTTTTTCCTTGTTACAAATTTTATACATTTCATTTTTAATAATAGGATCAGACGTATTTAAAAAAGTGTCAAACGCAATAACCTGATTATATTTTACAATTACACCTGATTTCATTATTTCGATAAATTTTAAACAATCATTTTTTTTACTAATACAAAACTGAAAATTATAAACTTTTCCAAATCCTAAAAAATGCTGTATTTCTAATAACAAACGAGGATGATTTTTTTGCGCAATTGAAACGTGAAATTTATGTGTATTTTTATCAATATAAATACATCCTTCAGCGTCAAATAATCCTTGAATATATTCTACATTGATTTTTGTTAAATTTTCATCCTTTAAAATTGCTTTAGATGAACATAATAAATGTAAGTTTTCTTTTTCATCTGTTTTATTTGAAATATGTACTAGTTTATTCATTTCATATAAACACATTATTCTATCATGTTTTACAACAAAACTGTCTTTAATATATTCAAGCAATAATTTATACTCATTACTTCTAATTAAAAGATTATATTGATTTCTTATATTATGCTTGTGTATAGTTTCCTGATCCCAGATGGTATCAATTAGATCTACTGTTTTATTATTTCTGGTCGAACAAGCAGTTATACTGCCTCCAAAATGATAACGAATTATTTGTAATACATTTGTTCGACACTGAGCGATACTAATTCCTGATTGATATCCATCAACTATTTTTCGTATAAAAATACATCCGTCTCCGTCAATTAATCCGGCAATATAAGATGCACTTGGTGGTGCCAATTTAAATTTATTCAGATGCATTTCGTTGTCATTTTCTATACTGGTTTGAATCATTGTATATAGTAGTATATACTCTTGTCTTTAAGTTGTTTTGATGATATATATTTAATCATTTATAAAACGTGAATTCTTAATTTCATTTAATAATTCATATGGTATTTGATTTCCGTAAAATATTTTATAATCTTTTGTGCGGCAAAAAGGACAAATAATGGGACAATCTTGCCCAGGACAACCTTCTGCAAATCCATCTTCATCTAATTCTCCAAAATATTCATAATCTTCATTATAATCATCATCTGGTTTAAATTTATGATTTTTAAAATTCCAAAAACATTTTTGACATATTATATTTTTACATGTTAAACATTCAAATCTATCTTCATAACAATGACAACAATTATCATCTTCAAATGTTTCTGGAATAAATTCTTTATTATCTTCTAAGAATTTATCAAATTGCTTATTTGTTAGTTTAATAAATTTTTCACAGCATATTGAACATTCTATATCACTTTTAATTTCATTAAAAAGTTGTGATATTTCCATTAAGTATATAATATACATTAATGCTCTTTAATTATATATATATTTATTTATCATTAAAAGTTTATAATAGATTTAACATGACTTCCAAATAAATCCATTATATATTTCATCTGCTAATTTATTGCTTATTAATTGGTTTAGTTTAATATAAGAAATTTGATATTTTTTTACTATATCTCTTTTTGTATTATATACAGCAATTACATTTTTTGTAATAGGATCTATTTTTTGAATTTTAACACCAATTGGACTCAGTAATTTTTCTGGTAACACATTATTTTTTAAATATTCTGTTTTCATTTCATTAGAACAATCGTCGAAAAAGTTCCAATAATGACCACTTGAAATATGCTGTTGTTGAATTGCTCTGGTAAAACTATTACATTTCATATTTCTGGCTTCTACGGCTTCTTTTTGTGACGCATAAACAGCTAATATTTTAGTTTTTTAATATCAATCATAGCAATAAATCGTATTTCTGGAGATTTAAATTTTGTTACAATTGTATCACTAATTTGTTCTGGAGGTTGTTCTACCCGTTTTACATATAACCAACGATAATTTTTGTAAATAGTATTATTTTGCGACGCGCGTTTTAATGCAGGTAAGGAAATATAATTTAGTTTTCTTTCTAATTCTGATGGACTATCATAAATATTAATTGGATTTTTAAGATCATCTGGATTATATTGATATATTTTTGGTATTTTTGCACCATTAATACGATGTTTGACATAATTTGGCTCTTGTATTTCTTCATCTGTGTCAGAACTATCACTATCACTGTAAATTTCTTCTGTTTGATCATCTTTAATATCATCATCATTCACAGAATTATATTTTTGTAATTCTAATTCTACCTTTTTCATTTCAAGTTCAATTTGTAGATGTTGTAATTTTAATTCTGATAATTTTATTTGTTTATCATGTTGTATTATTTTGAGTTCTTCAATTTCTTTACTATCTATTGGTGTAAATTCACATTTTATTTGATTTATTAAAGCAATAAATATATGATAAGTTTCTTCCTTTATTAAATATGTTTCTCTAGAAACTGTTCCATCCTTTTTAATTATTTTTTCATAATACTGTAAAATATTAGGATTATGGTGTATTTTTCTTTCAAACTTTTTATAATTATTGTTCTCAAAATATCTAATAATAAAGGTTCTTGACAATCAAATGATTTCGAAATATTAGGAAGTCGTTCTTTAATATCCTGAGTAGAACCTATTTTTATAATAAATTTATCATCTACCTTTTTTAATTTACAAATATAAACTAAATTTTTCTTGTCATATGCCTTTAATAATGTTTTATGAGTTGATAATTCACATTTATGTTGATATAATTGTTTATCTATTTCTTTATCTTGTTGCAATTTATATATACCATTTATTCGTATTTCTTTTAAAACAGAAACCATCCATTCTTGAAATTTATGAGCTATAGGTTTTCTTGATCGTCCTAATAATTTATAAAGACCAAATTCGGTTAAAAAATTTGCTTCTTTTAATCCAGTAGACGTGTCGGTTAAAACTACATGTTTATCTCTTTCAGAAAATTCTTTTATACTATCACGTATATTTACAATTCCTAATAATTTTCCAATTTGATTTGCTTGAAACAATGGGTCTTCTAATGTCCCTTGAATATTTATTTGATACTCTGTATCTAAAAGAGAAAATGCTTTCAATATGTCCATCTATTATAATATATAAGGATGTATTGTCTTTAAGTTGTTTAATATTGTTAATTATATACAATTAACAATATTATGAATTCGTTTTAATAATAATTATACACACTTTACATTATAAAATAAGTAATTCATAAATAGTGATATTAATTATAAAATTAGATTCATTAGTTTTGGTCTTTCAGGATCATCAAAATGTTGAATAGATGTTCTAATATTTGCTATATCTAGTACTACCCCAATATCACTTGCTCGAAATAATGGCTCTTCATGGGTTCCTCTTATAACAATCTCTGTATGTAAACTGTTTGTATTAAATGCCTTTACTATTTCCATTTTCTGTATATACCTACTTTACATGTCTTTAAGTAGGTATAATTGAAATACATTAAGTTATCTTCAATATACTTTTTAGTTTCTTCGAAATTCATTGTATTATTCATAATGTAATATTTATATTATGAATTTTTAATTCATTTTTTTGTAATTATTGTAACACAAATAAAAATGTAACTTGTAACACATTGCGCTTAATTTGAATAAGCACTCTGATTCCCATAAGTTTCCAGATGGGGAGGACTGTATCTTAGACCAGCTCAGGTTGATTAGACCTTCATTGCTGACCCACATCCGTTCAGTCTCTGACGCCCTACCATATCCTATCATAGCGGATTTAGGTAGTAAGCATGCGGATTGCCCAATCTTTTTCATTATTACCATACCTGAGTTAATTACTCTCAGCCATGCGTTCCTTTCGGAATAGCACTTGGTAGAAAAAGCTATAAGGGGTTCCCCGAACAACAAGATATGTCGCAATACTATCTTAATAGTATCACTAGCAGTTAGCCTTGGGTTATTTTTGCGACGGCATAAATGGTTTTCTATAGTAAGTGGTCGCTTTACTATAGCATACTGCTTTTCGGTCCTGGTTAATCGCTTGCGCAATAGGTTAAGACCCCCCATCCCCGACATAATTCTTAGCCAATTATGATCCCACTAAGTTTCCCTAGTGGATGGACTGTATCTCAAGCCGTCTCCAGATGGTTAATCCTTCATCGACAGCCAACACCCGTTCAGTCTCTGACGCCCTACCATATCCTATCATAGCGGATTTAGGTAGTAAGCATGCGAGTTGCCCAATCCTTTTAATTATTACCATACCGGAGTGTAGTCTCCGCCATGCTTTCCTTTCGGAATAGCACTTGGTATAAAAGGCTCTAAGGGGTTTCTCGAACAACAAGGTATTTTGCAGAATGCTGTTTAGTCAAAAACAAGCAATTCCACTAGCTACTAGCATTTTTTGTGAGTGCTTAACTATTTTGGTCAAAGACAAGAGCTCACTTTGTCTTTGTAGGTAACTTTTCAACGCACTAAGAATTTTTACGTTATAATTTGTAGCATAAACACGCACTTTGGCGGTTTTGGTTCCCTCAACTGTAGCGTTGGAAAGAACCAATTGTAAAGTCGCGTTATCTATACGCGAGAAGTTGCACGTGCCGCTTGGCTGATGCTCCTCAGGGCGCAGCGCAAACGAATACACGTTAATACCCTCATCAGGGCATCGAGTGTGCGCCTGGAAGGGTTGTACCAAGCTGAAGTAAGTTCCTTCACGCTCAGAGAAACGATCCTGACCATTGAGCTGCAACTTAGCAGTAACCACGGGGTTTTGGCCCCAACAATGGAGGTCCAAAGAGGTCTCCGTCATCACGAAAGTGCCGGCATCAGATACCGTGGAATTTTCCATGTGACCGGCACTTGACTGTAAGCTTTGGAGTTGGGCAAGAAGAGCGGGATCCACTCCAGCAGTTTGTGTGGAAATGGGGACAGCAGGGCCGCCCATGTTAGCCTCGTTGTAAGGATTGTTGGGTCCGTGCCAGTATCCAGTGAAACCGACAGGGATCTCATAATCAAGCGCACCGGCATCCTCGAAAAGACCACGAGCGTCAATGAAAGCGCGGCTATCGGCAGCAACAGAAGCAGGGCCTCCGAAAGCATGGATAGCGTTGGGAAGAGCATCAATCGCGTCGGTGTAGTTGAAAGGCTGAGCACCAAGCACCTTAAACAAAAGCGCATCGCACACCAAAGATGAGCAATAATCCACATTTTGATCGGGCTGCACAACCCAGATCAATTCCTTCACGGGGTGATTGAAATTGAGCTTGATTTTGTTCGAAGAACTTCCGACCGATTCGTCACCTGTGAACTGGAGTTGGGTTATCAAATATTCATGAGGATTTTGTGCGAAGCGTCTGCGCTCGTCTGTGTCTAAAAACACATAATCCACATACAAAGAAGCAGCAACCAAAGACTGATTGTATGCAATCGCGGCAGGCACAGGGCGACCAGGAGTGTATTGGTTAGCGGCTGTGACAGGGATAGTTGAGGGTTGAGCGCCTGAGTTGCAGCTCAATGTGGTAACAGCCCACAAGCACTCGTCAATAGGACGGATATCTAAATTAATTTTAACTTCGTGATACTGCAATGCAATGAGGGGTAACGCAAGTCCTGGGTTAGTGCAAAACCAAAATTGGAGAGGCACATACAGAGTAGTCTCAGGAAGAGCGTTACGGGGGGCGCACACTTGACGAGGAGCCAAGGAGTCGCAAGGACCATCCACTTCAGAGAAAGATGGATCCGTGATGAAGGTGAGTTGGGTTGTGTTACCAATCATTTTGAAGTATCCGCGCTGTTGCTCGGCAGTCATGGTGAGCTGATTCCAGATGTGCATCCAGTCACCATATTGGCGATCAATTCGTTGACCACCGATCTCTACTTCAACCTGAGCGATAATTTGCTCACCGGGGAAATCTAACCAACGAGCATACACGCCGGAACCAACGCCAACGGCGAAAGAGGCGATGCCCATGAGCTGATTGATCTCCGGAAGTGTTACCTGAAGATATGTGCGGTAAGCGAGATCACCATTGCGGCTGATCACGCACTGAACACGACGACCGAAATCGGCCTGCCCATTGAAAGTTTGCTCGATTGATTCGATAGCAAAGTTAGTGTAACGTCTGTATGTCACTTTCCAAAAAGTGATCTGAGGATTTCCTGTACATTTCCTCTACCTTATCTTTCGATAAGGAGTAGACTATATCTTAAAGTGAATTCATATTTGCTTTTCATTTTGTTTCATTAAAGCTAATTCTTTATTTAATGTAAATTCACTCGAAAACCATTTAGTCGTTGAACCTTCTTCTTTAAATTTATTTATTTTTTCTACAATATAATCTATTTGATTCATGTCTAGACTTTGTCTCTTTGATGAATTAAATTTAACCGTAACTGGCATTAAATTTGTCCAATTCCAGCATTTAAATTTTTCATTTTCTAAAGTCAAATCAAATTTACAAACAGGTATAATGTGATCAATTGACCAGTAAGAACCATAATTATCCCAATTCATTTCACTAGTGAAATTGTATTCAAACCACTCTCTGACATATTGAATATTGCATCCAATATAATTCATGGTTGAATCATTCTTAACTAAAACTGTTCTTAACAGTGCTGCTAATGATTTTTTTATTCTATAATTCATATTTGTATTATGTTCATTTTTACACCACGCTGTTTTTTGTTCTGTTAAAAATTTAGGATAACAAGAAAGACAGATTTTTTTTATAAAACTTCTTTAACTTTGCGAAACATTTTAATGTCTTTT